TAGAAAGCTCAACAATGATATCAAAATCTTCAACAATCAACTTATCAGATTCTATCAATGTTTTCAAGTTAGAACATCCAACTTTCTTTACTGCCTTAGTTGTTCTAATTCCCAAATCACTTTTACCATCACCAAACCCACTACCTATTACCTGACCAGCCCTGCCTCGCATCTGACTCATTATAATATTTTCGTATTCTAAATCATAGTGTAGGGCATCAGCAATCTGTCCACCTATATCATTAATTTCTACTAAGATATAAGCTTCATTATAAGCCTTAGCTATATTGTAAATAATCTCAGGAAATACTAAAGGACGTATATCGTTGTTTCTATACTTAGCCACTAATCGGTATGGTATAGTTGAGATATCAATTACTATAAAAGCAGAGTAATCATTACCTCCACCCCTGGCTACATCTACACATATACAATACATAGCATCCTTTTTAGGTTTTTCATGTACATCAAAACCAGCATTAGATTCTAATGGATCCGCATGAGGTATTTCTTGAATTTTTGTAGGTGATATGAGAGTGTTTATAGACCCAAGAAACGAACACTCAAACTCTTGTAGAAATTGTTGTTCACTTGTATTTCTTACAGTCTGTTCTTTCCATGCATCATCCCTACCTGGCACCTCTCTCCAATGTACTTCAATAGGAACAAACTCACTCTTTTCATTTACCGCTTCTGTCCACATCTTATAAAACATATTCATACCGTGTGGAGTAGATACGATAATCACCTTCGATGTCTGACCAGCAGTAATTGTAGGATAGACAGAACTAAAAAATTGTTCAGCTATGTTTGAGGGAATAAAAGCAAACTCGTCAAGGAATATAATATTATAAGAACCACCACGAACCGCAGATGCGGACGTACTCGCCGCAATAATTTTAGAACCATTCTCTAACTCCAATGAACCTTTGTTCCAATTCATTACCCCCTGTTGCACCCACTCTGGTAGATGCTCGTATGCAAGTTGAAATCTCCCTAACAAGTCTCTCGCTGTTGCGGCCTTGTTAGCAAGAATAGCTACATTCACCGCATCATTAAAAATGACGTAGTGAATAAGATATGATATAATAGTAGTTGATTTGCCTGACTGTCTAGGCAATTTACATATAGTAAAACGATTGCTATGAAAAGTCCCTACCATTTCTTTTTGGAAATCGTAGAGTTTAAATGGGATTAACCCCTCATCAATACTGACGATGTTTACATAGTTTTCTATAAAGTATGCAGGATTTTTCTCACACCTTATAAATTCTTTTACTTCAGCTTCAGTATAAGCGTGCTCAATAGCCGCCGGCTTTAGATTAGGATTACCTTTGTAATTTGTCCGTGGATCCATTACTCTTATCTTTTAAAAGGTTTTGTAATTCTTTTGTTGAACCAATAAACAAAGCATTAGTTACATTCTTAGGTGCATGATCAGGAAGTTCTTTGAGTCGTTTCATCTTCTCTTGCAAGTCTGTTAATTTCTCTGCGACTTCTGCAACTGTTTTAATTAACTGACCTGCCACCTCATACGTTCTGGGGTGCTCACTCTCTCTAGCTAGTTCAAGTATGCCGTCCACTGCATCCTGACCCCGCTCAACGAGGCTGTAGAAGTTTTCACGACTATACTTGTAGTCTGCATCAGCATCTTCATAAGTATCATTAGGCCTTGGTACAAGAGGTTTGGGGTCTATTATCTCTTGTTTTATATCAGATGTTATTCCTAGTACGTCATCAATTCTCGCATCAATATTCTTTATCATCCATCCACCCATTCACTAATTGTTTCATTAAATCCAAAATTATCATCTGCATCAGGAGTACCAACTGCCTGTTGTGTAACTCTTGCAACTCTAGGTGGTGCCTTGTCTTGTAAGTCTGCATATATAGTAGCTTCTGCCTTTGTAATTGGCTGCGATGTAGCAACTGGTCCATAAACATAAGCCTTCGCTGTAAAGTTTAATGTATAAATTATTGCTCGACGTTCTGTAAAACTTCCTGTATAAGTATCTTCATAACCAATATTGTTCAATACAATAGGCACATCTCGTACAATAGCCATCTCTGGAACTTCATTAATAGTCACCGTATATTCTGGTTGAAAGAATGGTAGTATCTGTTCCACGATCTGAATACCATCATCAGAATTTTTAGTCATCACAAACAATTCAAAATTCAAATTATAAGGTACAGGAGAATACTGAGTACTCATCTGTTTCAATGCTTTATCAGCAGTATTAGAAACCTTCTTACGTTTAATAATACGATTCAATTTTCGAGAAGGATCATAATCAAACCCAGCTATTTCAAACCCAATTCTTGGTAATGTAATAGCAACTTTCTGATCTAAATTAGGATCAGCGTCTAGTCTTACCATAAACTTTTGTTTGGGACCATAGGCGAGGGGTACTTTCATCGACTGCGAAACAGTAGACCCATCCTTCCGCTGAATGTAAATATCATTAAACAAACTACCAAATGCAATAATACATTTTCTTAATGACTCGTTATAAAAATATTGTCCTAACATTATATACTCTCCGTAGGATCACCAAATGGATTTGATTCTGTAAAGTCTAGGACAGGATCACCAATCTTACCTGTTGCCCTTTCTTCAAACCATTCGTTCTCCGATTGTGTGTCTTGTGTAGCCAAACTATATGCCTCTTGTATAACGACGAATGTATAGTAAGCATCTGAATTTTCCAGTATGATTGCTTCGAATCCTGTCTCATTTTCACCAAGTACGAATGAATCATCTTCAAGTAAAATATCACCATCACCAAATTCATATACTGTACCCCATTCAAATCCAATCTTTTCATTGTAAGTATTACTCTGTTCAGCCAATATTTCAAATCCAAGAAAATCTGTACTTTTCTTAGTTTCAATATCATCAATTGCATAAATGCCTGTATCAAGTACTTCACTAGAGTACTCAAAGGTACGGCAATACAATTTGTATACTGGTAAATTATCTATTTGATAAAACGGATCATCGTGATCCACGAAACTGATTTCAAACAGCTTCTTTACTGTAGGCATATATACCAGATCACCTTCATCTGGCCTTGATGATACAATTAAATTTGCATCATTACTTACAGTATTATCCCACCGTCTACGAGAAACAACAAAAGTTGTTTCATCTCTAATTTCTAAACCAAATCTAGAAACTAATTCTTTCTCTCCTTCGTAACCCTCTTGAGTTTCCATCCACATCTCTATGCCATAGGCATCATCAAAACGTGACAATGCATCTTCACCAAACAGCTCGTCTTTATTTACGAGAGTCCGGGGAATATAGAACACATCGTGCCCATATATCTGTATGGCTTCAATGGCTAAATCTTCGTAGAGGTGTTGCTCATTAGGAGTACCTCTAGAAAAATATACATTAGTACTCATTTAATTATCCAATATCAAAATCAACAGGAGTTTCATAGGTCAATCTTCCTTGTGTTTCAAGTTCACCTATCTCTCTGATGGCTTCATTATAGATTGTTTCACCATTCATGGTAACCCCACCCAACATTGTTACGCCTTGGAATTTAATAAGATTTTCACCCCACTGTCTTTTAATAAGAGATGTTGCATACCTTTTTAGCCATATATCATTATAGGCTTTTGTATATTCAGACGGATTAATTCTACGATAACATTCAAAAACAATATAATCACCAACTGCAATATCAGTATCCCAACCCATATTAACATATATTCTATCTTGATTCACATTAAATTCTATAGGCTTTTCACCCACTAAAATCATATCAAGCATATCTAACTGCCACATTACCATTTGATAATATATAACAGAAATGTCTGAAAAGTCGTAGAGATCATTCAGTCTTAACTGGTATCTAATATCAAACATATTCAAAGTACCACGATTATCAAAGGGCATTATTCTTAAAACTGATTCAATACCATCAGGCATTATGAAATAATTTTGTGCTGTTTCCCATTTACTATCTACGCTTAATGCTATAGTAGCTCCATTACCATGAGTTTCTGTAAGAGCGGCTGTAGTTAAAACATTCCCCGACTTTGCAGTATATACTACTGTCTCCGCATTAGCTTCACCATTTGAAAGTCTTACTGAACCACT